AATTTGAAGACATTGAAACATTATTCACATTTCAATTACAAGCAATATTAAATAAAACCGAAGCAGAAATTGCTGAGGTAAAAGAGCGAGTAAGAGTAATGAATGAGGAGCTTGAAATGTTAAACCAAGAACCAAGTGAAGAGGACATGGCCACTATTGATCTAGCAGCTCATTTTATAGCGCTAGCTAACCAGATCAAGTATACGGTTAAAGCAGAATTATTTAACAGACGATTTGAATTAAACTAAATAACCATTTATTTGGCTTTAGAAAAATTTGATCGTATATTTAAAGCATAATTAAAAACATGAACAAAGAAAAATACATAATTACAATAACTGAGGGAACATGGAATGGTTTGACATTAGTAAAATTCACTCAAATGGAGGTGAATAGATTAGTGGAATCACTTAAAAATGTTTTTGGTGTTAACTATACAATTGAAAAAATAAAATAACATGGCAAACGAAAGTAAATCAGGCGGATTAGGGATTGGGATGATCTTATTTATCGTGTTCCTAGTTTTAAAATTAACAGGCACCATCGACTGGAGCTGGTGGTGGGTAACAAGCCCATTGTGGATCCCATTTGCTGCAGCAGCAGTGATATTAGGAATAGTGGGTGTAATAGCAATAATAGTCGAATACATCAACAACAAATGAAGACGCTTGTAATCCACCCAGATGATCGCTCAACCGACTTCTTGAGGCCCATTTACAGTGGGCTTCAAGGTACTACGGTGATCACTAAGAATATCACCGCCGAAACACTAATGGAGGTGATTAAAGCAAATGATCGAATAATAATGCTTGGGCACGGGTCACCGTCTGGCTTATTTAATGTGTCTGGGATCGGGATGGGGTTCTTTGCGATTGGAGCTCAACACGTTGATGTGCTAGCAACCAAGGAATGCATTTACATCTGGTGTAACGCAGACCAGTTTATCAATAAACACAATCTGAGCGGCCTGTACTCAGGTATGTTTGTGAGTGAGGTAGCAGAAGCCAGATATTGCGGGTTACCGTCTGCAACCCAAGAACAGGTGGATCAATCAAATGATGAGTTCGCTAGAGTGCTCGGATTAACTCTGGGAGTAACTCCGGATCTGGGGCAGGTGCACTCAACAGTGGGATCAGAGTATCAGCTATTAGCTGAGAGTAATGAGGTAGCAAAATACAACGTTGAAAGATGGTATTATAAAAATTAATGTTTTATTTGGCTATTTGAGATTGTGGTTGTATATTTACAGCAATAATTAAAACACAATATTATGAGTAAAGCAGAAGCGTTAGAAAGATGTTTACATGTAATCAAGGAATATGGTTACATTAGTGAAGATGGTGTATGTGATGAGTGTGATGATGATAGAAGTTTAATCAATTACTGTTGTAAAAAATTAAATGCAATGGTTGAAGATGGAAAATTAAATGATGAACAATGGGAGGTGTTGTAAACACCTTCCACCATTTTATTTGGTTTTTCAAATTTAAATTCGTATATTTACAGCATAATTAAAAACATAAAACATATGAAAAATTTTATTGCAGTTAGTAGAGAAGACAGTAGTGATTATTTTATTGTAGATAACTTAAATGAGTTGATCAGTGAAATGTATGAGGTTGATTTGATGAATGGTGATTCATTTGATACTGTTAAAGGTTATTTCTTTGATAATTTTATTGTGTTTGAGTCTGGAAGTGAAATTAGTGAGATAGATAGTCCTTTATTTATTTAAAATTAAATGTTAATTTATTTGATTATTTAAAATTAATATTGTATATTTAAAGTAATAATTAAAAATATATATTATGAAAAAAGGAAATTTAGATTTTAAGAAGTTTTTAGATGAAAATGTTGATGAAATAAAAGATGTATTAGTTAATGTTTTAGATGATGATGATATTAGTGTTGAGGAAATTGTTAGTTTTGAAGATGATGAGTTTGGAGGTTTTATTGGTTGTGATAGTGAAGGTTATAGTGTAGAAATTGGTTGTAATTTGTATGAAGATGATGTTGAAGATGATGATGTAAGTGTAGAAATGAGATTGATTGAAGGTAAGAGAGTTTATTTTGTATTGTATGATTTTTAAGTAGTTGAAGTGTAGTTGTTAAATTAAAGGATATATTTTAATTAATATGTCCTTTTTTTATTTTATATTTGGATAGTTAAAAGTTAAATCGTATATTCACAGCATAATTAAAACATTAAAGCATATGAAAACAAAAACCAGTATTTTAGAGCATGTTAAGTTTGCAGCAACAACAGTTAGTTTGCTTAGTGCATGGTGTTTAGCAATGTTGTGGTTGTTAACTATAAATCGATAAGCACATGAGCACAATGAGTAAAGCACATCTTGATTTAGCTAGACAGTTAATCGAGTTAAAACACAATGTTAAAGTGGAGACGATTGAGTTTGAGGATGGATCTGGTAGATCATTTAACGTTACAACCACAATCAACCCGCTTAAAAAGCGGCACGTGAGGTTGTAAGTTAAGTTTGGTTATTTGAAACATTAGTCGTATATTCACAGCATAATAATTAAAACACAACACAATGAAAACAGTTAATCCAGTTAAAGTAGTATTGCAGTTCATAGCGTTCGTAGCTGTAGTAGCATTTTTAAGCTCATGCTCAAGCACGCAGCACGGTTACAATTACTCATCGCACGCTCGTAAAAATAGGTCAGTGACTGCTAAAGCGCATAAGCGCAATGCAGGTAGAGATATGGTAAATTACAGATGCACAAACCGACACTAGTGTTGGTTTCTGAGTGTGGGAGGGAGGTTGTGGTGCCTCCCTTCCTTGGTGCGTGCGTATATATGCCGTATGTATATAGTAGTAATGCGGTGCGCTCACATGCGCGCTGCTGTCCATATAACGTATATCCGTTCTCTCTGTACCACTACCCGCACCTTCAACTCGTAAACGTATAACGCCGGCCGAGCGTATATACGTATATCCCAACAACGCAACATTGAATTTCGGATTACCCCTTTCGGCAAAAAAATATGAGAATTAAAGTTTCTCTTCTTGCAAAAAAGTTTGGCATCGACAAAGTATATACGTATATTTACCGCATAAATTAAAACATTAAGGTTATGATGATTATATTAGCAGTTATGTTTTTTACAATTTTATCACATTATGTAGGACAGTTTATCTGTTGGGTTAATGATGATAAACGATTACCACTATTTGTAGGTGGATTGTTTTTCATTAAAATTGCCTTAGCATTAACGGTAGTATTAGTATTAGGTTATTTAGGAGCAGAATTAATTAAATAAAATAAAAGGTTATGAAAAACGGATTAAAAAGAATTTTAGCATTTATTGTAGTAAACGCGATTATGCTTATTGGTATTTGGGGTGCGCTCACTAATGGAAGCAGCACAGACACAGGATGGCAATTGTGGGGATGGTTTTTAGCAATAGTTACTATTGGTGCACCAGCTATTTCATTTTGGTATAATAAATTAAATTGGTTATTAGATTTGGAGGATTAACTATGACACCAGAAGACAAAGCATATGAATTAACAGAAAAATTCTATCAGATAGAAAATGATTCTTTATATTTTGGTGTTAGTTGGGCCATAGCAAAAGCGAGTGCTTTAATAGCAGTAAATGAAATGTTAGAAGAATTAGACCATCTTGCATTTGATGATTTTGATTACGGAACATCTAAAATGATGTATTGGGTAGAAGTAAAAGAAGAAATTAAAAAACTTTAAAATAACTATGGAAAAAGTAATTAGAGACGGCCACGTAGCAGTAATAATTTCAAACGGTTATGGAGCCGGTTGGTCAACATGGAATCCCGGACCAAATAGAGAAACATTGATTTTCCACCCTAAATTAGTAGAACTAATTGAAAGTGGACAATGTAATCAAGATAATATGTTAGCACTGTTAACAGAATTAATTGGTAAAATAGATACAGTACATGTATACTTAGGAGGGGTTGAAGACTTAACAATTGAATGGCTACCCGAAGGTACTAGATTTAGAATTGGAGAATATGATGGTAAAGAATATATTGTTACAGAACATAGTTTAGATATGACAGCATAAGCCCCGCTCGCGAGGGGATCGTAAAACACAGTAAGCCTCTGATTCAAGCTCAAATCACTGTTCTCATCGTATAGGAGATAGGATATTAGTTAGCCTTTGCAAATATCCGACGTCGTTTCAACTACTTTAAAAGGTAAAATGTACCACGCAAAAAACCGTAAGAACTTCTGCGTTCAGCAATGATAAAGTTAGCCTTCTTTAGGTCAAAAAAGGCACATAGTCAGGTGGCGAAATGGTAGACGCTAAAATGTAGTATCAAATGCGAATTAGGCTCTCGCATATCATAATAGACGGTCTTGCGTTATGTTTAGTAAGACGACATTTTTAATTGATACATATGGGTTCGAATCCTGTCCTGACTACAAAGTAAAAGTTATGAAAAAGAAATTAGAATCCATGCTAAGTAAAATGCACCCAGTTGAGATTTATCTTACTGCTGTTTCAGTTGCGCTTGTAATAAGCTTAGTTTTACTAGTTATGGTTACTAAAGTATTTTTCTAAAATATAGTCAGGTGGCGGAATTGCGCAGGAACATCGGGGTACTCGAAGCCTACGCATATGGTAGACGCTCGCAGCCGCAGTATGTGAATTGGTGGCGGCTCCCAAACTATTGGGTAACCAAATGCAGGTTCGAATCCTGTCCTGACTACTAAAAATAAAAAGTTATGATATTAGTTAGTCCAACGGGTGAACCCGTAGAAAATCCATTAGTTATAGGCTTGGGTATAGCGTATTTGCTATTCATAGCCGGCTATATTTGGTGGAACAATCGCAAAGAGAAGTAGATATGTATCGAACTAAAATACATTTAAATCAAGCTGTTGACCTTGAGGAACAAGGGGAAATCAAAATAGTATCTACTATTAAAGATGGTACTTTTCATCCTAAAGCCCAAGAATGGTATGATAATTATCTAGCGTTAAGAGAGAAAGCACGCCATGTCAAATCCGAAAAAATATTTGATTATTTTCCTGCTTTATACTCAATTGAATTGAGTTTATTAATTGACGATGAATCACATGAATGGATTTATCTGTATGGTATAGAAAATACCGAAATTAAAACTAGAACCAAAGATAATATAGAATATATTTATATTCTTATTAATCCGGGTTATCCCGAGATAGTCAAAATTGGTATGACTGTTCGTACTATTGAAGATAGGGTTAATTCAATTAACGCTACCTCAACTGTTAATGAATGGGTGCCTAAATTTGGTTTAGCTGTTTCTAAAGGATCCGCCTTTAACATTGAGCAACAAATGCATAAGTATTTTGCTCACCATCGAATTGATTCGGATCACGGGAATAGTCGAGAATTTTTTAAATTATCACCATTAACTGCGTTTGATAAATTAAGAGAAATTGGTTCTTTACATCAAGTTGGCGAGCCAATCGTATATTAGTATATATGTATTAAAGTATATGGAGTTTACGTACATAGGTGAGTTAAAAACTATTTTAGTTAAAGAATTAAAAGTAGAACAACTAGATGAAAAAGCCTTGGAGGAAACATGGAGGGTGTTAAATTCACCCTCCAACCAAGGACATGAAGTAACTAAAGAACATTTAGTTAACTATTACACAACTTGTTTACGTTTTGAACAATTGAAAGATAATATATAGCGGGGTGGTAGCAGTTGGTAGCTCGTCAGGCTCATAACCTGAAGGTCGGTGGTTCGAGTCCACCTCCCGCTACTATGGTCGGTTCGTCTAGGGGTTAGGACACCAGATTTTCATTCTGGTAACACGGGTTCGATTCCCGTACCGACTACAATGAGTAAGAGATACTCACCAGTCTTTTATCCAAGACTCATTTAACAATGGATAGGGTTAAAAAACGCCTCCCAAAGGCAATCGGTTCGGAATAAAACAGATGCAAGGTTCAGCACTGCCGACGTAAAGAACTGACTTTTTCATCGGGGATGCCCAGCAGGTTTTTCAAACAGCAAAAACCGATATAACTACTCACCTATAATCTCAGGGTGGGGGATATGCTCAAGTGGCGGAAGCGAGGTTACCATGGTAAACCCGATAGATAGACGCTAGGATATCAAGTTCGAAAGAACATGTTGGTGCAAGTCCAACCTTGGGCACTACTGTCCCTTCGTCTAATGGCAGGACATCAGATTTTGATTCTGAGTATGTTGGTTCGAATCCAGCAGGGACAACAAATGCGCTTATAGCTCAGTCGGTTAGAGCAAATGACTCATAATCATTAGGTCCCTGGTTCGAGCCCAGGTGGGCGCACAAAACATTTAAGGAGCGACTTGTCGCTCTTTCTTTTTTATATATATTTATATACGATGAATTTAGATAAACTATTTAACTTATTTCAATCTGATGAGGATCCTACTCCCGAGGAAAGAAATATAGCTAATAATGCTGAATTGGTGGATCACCCATATATCTATATGGGTTTATTTAAAAAACTAATCATCAATTACAATACATTTAGCGAACAGTTATTTCAGTTCATGCGCTCTTCTGATGTAAATTTAGACGTTGAGAAAATGGAGAAAGTCGGCGTTCATATGGTTTATTGGAGAGCATATGATCATCTGGCGAAAATTGATTTAACCAACAGTTTTCACGTAGAAATCATACAGACTTATGCGGATGATAAATTAATTTACGCTTTAAACATGTGCCTCCAGTACTATGAAGATACTGAGGAGTATGAGAAGTGTGCCTTTCTTAAAAAAATTCTAGATATAACTTCTTTCTCTTAAAGATAATTTGGTTGGTCTTCTTCTTTTTGTATATTAATATCACAGGGTTTTGAGAATGAGGGAATGAAGAGGATGTGATAATGTGACCATGTAATTAAATAATCAAACAATAAAATATGAAAAATAGAAACAACGTATTGCATCAACTGGATAAGATTGATGGAATTACAAATCAATTAAACTTTATCGTTAAAACTCAACAACCAATTGAGGATTATGTTCAACTTTTAGATAAATTAAGAGAAATTGTAGAACAAACTCGAGGATTTGTTGAAGTTGAACCAACAGAATATAACTAATATGAAATTAACAGCAGAACAAATCCAACAAAACTGGATAGATTTTGAGGAAACGATTCACTCATATATAAGTGATCCACGTCGTTCACAATTATTAGAATTTTATTCTGAATACTCAGAACGTATTATGTTAATGCCTGCTGCTCATAAAAAGGAATACCATAATGCTTTCCCAGGTGGTTATGTAGATCACGTATTACGAGTAGTAGATTGTGCTCTTAAATTAAATGATATTTGGATTGAAATGGGGGTAGATGATTCTACTTACACTAAAGAAGAGTTAGTATTTGCCGCTTTAAACCATGACCTAGGTAAAATGGGTGATGAACAACATGAAGCATATATCCCTCAGGACGATCAATGGAGACGAGATAAATTAGGTGAAGATTATAAATTTAACGACCGTTTAGGATTTATGTCAGTACCAGATCGTAGTTTACATTTATTATCCTCTAACGGCATTCCAGTATCTAAAAACGAATGGTTGGCTATTAAATTACATGATGGTTTATATGATGATGCTAATAAACCTTATTTAATATCTTGGTCACCAGAAACTAAACCTCGTACCTCATTAATTTATATTATTCACCAAGCCGATTTAATGGCGGCTCGTATTGAGTTTGAACGTGAATGGAATCCTAAATTTAAAGGTGAAGCTAAAAAGAAAACAGATAATTTTAAAGTAACTGAAAAGAAACCAACAATTAAAACTAAAGCATTAGGCTCAGTTAAAAGTGAAGGCCTAATGAATTTATTAGATAATTTATGATAATATTAACAGTAATATTAGGTTTGATGGTCGTGATCTTAGGATACACGACCTTTAACCTTCTTAGGAAACTTGAAAAACAAGAAGACGCTTTAAATAATCAAGCTACAATTTTAGCATCTTACTTATCATACTTAAATAAACTCTCAGACATTATTGAGTTTTCAAGTAAAAAATTAAAAGAAGTAGATCGTAAAGGTTCATTTGAATCAGATGATGAAGTAGGTTTTTTCTTTGAAGAAATTAAACAAATACAAAGTACATTAAACCAATTTAAAGTTAAAAATTTATGACCGAGGTGAAAGAAAAAAAGAATACTCAATATTTTACTCAAGATACTGAGGATGCGATTGTATTATATAATGGTCTTACAGATCAAACAGAACGAGATATTTTATATAGAACTCGCATTCATTATGCTTTTTTTAAGTTAACAGAAAATATTATTCATACCTTTAAATTTTATTATACAGAGGTAGATAATATTGAAGATCTACAACACGAAGTAATTACATTCTTACTTACTAAACTACATCTGTTCAACCCAGAAAAGGGAGCTAAAGCATACTCATATTTTGGAACAATTGCGAAGCGTTATCTAATTAATACTAATACTAAAAATTATAAAAAACGCGTTGAAAAAGCCCCAGTTAGTGAAATAGAATCAAATGAAAATTTCTCATATAGAATAGATGAAGGTTCTGAAAGTGATAAGTTAATCAACTTTATAGATCAATATGTAGAATATTGTACTGATAATATTAATACATTGTTTCCTAAAAAAACAGATGCTCAAATTGCAGATGCTATTTTAGAGTTGTTCCGTAAGCGTGAGAGTATAGACGTCTTTAATAAAAAGGCACTGTATATATATATTCGTGAGATTATTGACGCTAAAACCCCTAAAATCACTAAGATAGCCGATAGATTATATGATATATTTAAACAGCATTATTACTACTATTTAGAAAACGGACATACAAATTTCTAATGTCCATATTTATAAAAAATAAATATTATGGAAGGTTTAGATAATGTAGTATTTGGTGGTAAAAAATTCTCTGATATTTTAGAAGAGATATATAACAACCAAAAGAAAAAAGATAAACAAATATCTGCTTTGATAGCAGAGTTAAAACCTCTTGTAAATGAAATAGGTGATGCTACATTGATTGTTCCGTTAATTAAAGAATACTTAGAAATAAGTGTTAAAAATGATGAACAATTAATTAAAATGGCTACTATTATTCAACGCATGGCTAATAACGCTTCGTCAAATAGTGATGGTGGTTTTGGTATTTCTGAAGAAGAAAAAGCACAACTATTAGCCGAACTTGATAAATTTAAAGGAGGAGAATAAATGCCCGAGGTAATTTATGGTAGCTCAGCTATAGTTAAGTCTGTTAAGGATGTAGTATCTAAACCAAATCCATCCCCAGCTAATGGAAAACTAATATCTGCTCGGGTTAAACATATTATTTTAGATAACAATGATCCATACTTTAAAACATTTGGAGAGTGGAATAGCATAGGTACAGTATTCTGGGACCCAATAGAACAACCAACCCCAGATGGAGAATTTAATTTTAAGAATTATGCTGTTCCATTTTTTTCTAATATAAAAAATTATCCTCTTTTAAATGAAGTAATACACGTCCTTCAACTTTCTACCAATAATATAGCAACAGATATTACTTCAAATGGCTATTATTATTTCCCACCAATAAACATATGGAATAGTCAACACCATAATGCTCTCCCACCAGCTAGTGGGGTTCCAAACCAAACTCAAGATTACGATAGCGCGTTCCAAGGAGAGGTAAGACGTCCTGAGGATAATAGTACTGAAATAAATTTAGGATCTACTTTTAAAGAAAAATTAAATATTCATCCTCTCTTACCATATGAGGGAGATGTTATATATGAGGGTAGATGGGGTAATTCTATACGCTTAGGCTCCACAGTTAAAGACGCTTATAATAAAAATCAATGGTCAGATGTTGGTGAAAATGGAAATCCTATCACTATCATACGAAATGGACAAACCAATTATACTAGTGATCCGTGGGTTCCTGAAACTGAAGATATTAATAGAGACGCATCTGATATTTGGTTAACAACAACTCAAAAATTACCTATTACACCTAGTAGTAATTTAACTGATTCATACGCTAAATCTAAAGCACCTGAAGACCCTAGAGAATACTCTAAAAATCAAATAGTTTTAAACTCAGGACGTTTAACATTTAATGCTAAGAATGATGCTATAATTTTAGGAGCAAACAGCACAATACATTTAACAGCTAATGAATCAGTTAATGCTGATGCTAGTAAATATATAGCTCTAACTGCTCCAAAAATATATTTAGGCTCATCACAGGGTACCGAAGGTACTAATATACAATCCGCAGTATTAGGAGAAGATTTAAACGCATTGTTAGGAGAAATAGCCCAATATTTATCCACCCTAAACACAGCGTTTTCTAGCGCAACAGATAGTTTAGCTGTACCTATAGTATCATTACTTAGTGTAGCAGCTCCTGCATCTTTAGCTTTAAGTCAAAGATTACAAGCAGTAGTTAATGGAAAAAATTTATTGTCTAATAAAGTAAAAGTATCCAAATGAGCGAAATAGAACAATACGCAATAATAAAAGGTAAAGTTGTAGATCCAAATGGAGAACCATTACGTAAAGTAGCTGTGGATATAACTGTATCTCCTGGAAACTCTAAAAATGACAGGACTAATAAAGATGGTGAATACTCATTTAAATTCCCAGCCACAGATGTAAAAGATATACAGCTAAATTATTCTTTAGAAAAACACACAATTAAATCAGTCACATCAATATACCAAACATCTGAAACTAAAACTGAACAAATATATGAGGTCCCAAGAATAACATTAATACCCATTCCAAATCCTATCCAACAATTAACTTCTCAAGTTAATCAAGATTTAACTAAGCAAGAAAATGATATAGTTAAACAACAATCAAATCTACCTATTGAAGCTAAATTAGCTAATTTATTTAATAATAAAAAAGAAACTATTAAAACTACCTTGATACCTTTTATTATAAACTTAATATTAGAATTTGGAACAACTGCAGCCCAAGATATAATTAGTAAAAAAACACCTCAATCTTTTGATTGTCCTAGTTCTGCTAAAATACAAGAATTAATTAAAAAAAGAAATAATTTAGTTAAACAGTTAAATAATTTATATTCTTCTATAACTATCTTAACTAAAACATTAGGTGTAACTAATATTATAATATCCGCTTTAAAAATAGGTATACAATTAGTATATGTTATCCCTTACCCTGCTACCGGTATTCCTACAATAGGTCTCCCTCCATTAACATCAGGTATTATAGAAATCACAGGTACAGCGAAAGATAAATTAATCCAGACTCTAAATAAAGCTGGTATAATGGTATCTATATTAACTATAACATCTGCTACTATAGGAGTATTATTAGGAACAGTAATTCAAATATTAAATCAATTAGATGTACTATTAGCACAATGTGCTGTAGATCAAAACATGGATTTAGAACAGTTAAATAATGAAATTAATGCATTGTCAAATGCTACTGTAACAGCAACCCAAAGTGAAAATAATACCTATAAAGGATTTACTCTTGAAGTAAAAATAAACGAAAAAAATACAAGTAAATTTATTTCACGTTTTGCCCAAGCATCAAATAAACAAGGTGTTCCCGTCTTAAAAACAGAATCCTCGTTTGCCTCAGACCCAACAGTATTAATTTCTCAATTAAAATTCATAATAGATTCAAACCCTAATATAACAGCTGAATAATCAAATATTTATAATCATATGAAAATCGACGGTTTAAAAAAATTAATCAAAGAAGCAGTACGTGAAGCAATTCAAGAAGAATTAAAAGATATTCTACTTGAAGCAGTAAAATCACCTAAAACAGTAGTACAAGAAACTTATACTCCTGTTCCTACTTATAATACACCATCAACAGTAAATCATGATTTTAGACGCAATCTAAAAAGTATGATTGGAGGTGAATTTGACGCAGTAATATCTGCTAACTCATCACATGCTCAACCTGCTTATACTCCACCCCCAATTAATACTATGGGTGAAGGATCAAGTTTACCTGGTGGTGAAGTAAGTTTAGATCAAATAATGGGAATTATGGGTGGTAAATAATGGCTTATAGAATACCAAATAAAAATCCTATTGATGTTGGCTCAAAAGTAGCTATTGGGGTTTCTTTACCTTTTAATGCTCCTCAAGTATTTACTCAAACTTATACTACTCAAGATCAAGTTAAATCTAATATCATTAATTATGTTTTAACTAATAGAGGAGAAAGAGTATTTAACCCTACATTTGGTAGCGACATCAGGGCCTCAGTATTTGAACAGATCACCCCATCAACAATAAATAATATCCAATCCCAATTAGCAGAGGGTTTATCTCTATACTTCCCAAATGTAAATTTTAAAAATATACAGATAGTCCCAAACTTTGATGAAAATGTAATAAATATCCAAATTTATTATAGTATTTACAATAACCCCGTGACTCAAATTAATATAACATTATAATGGCTGATCAAAAAG